GCGGTATGTGCGTGAGCGCACGTGCCACAAGAAGTGGCACAAGAGCGGCTACGGCTTCTGCTCTGAGTGCGGGGCGAACGTCACGAGCGCGTGCGACCGTTACTGCTGGCAGTGCGGGCGGCGCATCGTGGAGGAGGACGAATGAGGGCGCTCATGCTGGCGTCGATCGTCGCCTACGCCATGGCCGCAGACACGTTCGAGCGCAGGGGCGAGCACGGCTGCGCCGTGGCGTGCGTGGCGGCGATGGTCGCGGCGTCGGTCGCCGCCATCGTGCTCGCGGCGGTGGACGGCCAGCTGTGATTCGACCCTAGGCCCGCGACGCGCGATGTGGACTAATTGCCCATGTGGTGCGTTTGCGGGCCTAGGACGCTACCTCAGATTAACCAGAGACACATTTACGGGAGGTTCCGACATGGCAAGTGAAGTACCCGACGGAGGAATCGTCCTCGCGAGGCACTGGAAGCTCGTGCCGATGGACGAGCGCAACTGGGAGCTGTGCCAGTTCCGCACGCCGCTCGACAACCACGGCAACCCGAAGGACGGCGAGCCGCGGTGGTTCCGCTGCGGCCGTTTCTACTCGTACAACGGCGTGGACCGCGCGATGGAGTACGTGCTCGACCAGCTCGCCAAGGAGCGCGCCTACGGCGAGTCGATGGAGCTGGGCAGCGCGCTCGTGGAGTGGAGGCGTCTGGTGGGCGAGCTCCGAGAGAGCGCAGCCATGCTCGCAGACGCTATGCGCGGGGCCGCGCGATGACCCGCTACGAGCTGCGGCAGGTCGCCCGCGTGGTGTACGATGTGGGCGTGTCGCTCGCCGAGCTGTCCACGTCGCTCTACCTTGCGCAGGAGTGCCGCGCCACGGGCGACGAGATGGACGCCGTGGGCTACATGGCGCGTGCCACGGAGCTGCTGGAGTCCATGCGAGACACGCGCGACGCGCTCAGGAGGTGACCCGCCGCATGTACTACCGCGACGCCCGCGAGTTCTTCGAGGCAGCCCGCGAGGCCAGCCGCGACGCCGAGCGCATACGCCGCCAGCTGGGCGCCATGGCCGAGCGCGCCGAGGCCCTGGGCGGCGGGGGCTTCGAGCCGCGCGTGCGCTCCACGGGCGAGCCCGACCGCATGGGCTCCCGCGTGGCCGCGATGGTGGACCGCGAGGCGATGCTCGCCGAGCGGCAGGCCGACGACTATGCGCTCATCGACGCGGCGTGCCGCGTGCTCTACGGCGACGGCTCCGACTCGGGGCTGTGGGCGCTCGTGGGTTGGCGCGCCGACGCGCTCGCCCTGCACTACCTCGACGACATGACGTGGGCCGAGGTCGCCGCCAAGCTGTGCTACTCTGAGTCCCATGTGCAGCACGAGGCGCAGGTCGCCCTCGACGTGGCCGACGGCTGGGGCATGGCGCGCGTCGTGGACGGCACGGGCGGCGCGACCTAGCGAAAAAGACTGCATGGCATTGCGCGCCGCTGCGTGGCGCCGTGCTCACAAGTTGTGGTATTGATAGGGTGACAAGCCATGGGGCCTCGCGCGAGCGGGGCCTTTTTCTTTAGCCCGACGGGGGGTGGGCACGGTGCCGAACGTCCGCCGCTCCAACGGCTCGCGCCGCACCAAGCTGCGCAGGTGGCTGCGCTCGCAGGGCAGGCCGTGCTGGATATGCCGCGCGTTTGGGCGCCCCGGCACCATCGACTACTCGCTGCCCGCAGGCCACCCCCTCTCGTTCGAGGTGGACGAGCTCGTGCCCGTCTCGATGGGCGGCGATCCTTTGGACCCCTCCAACGTGGACGCGGCCCATCGGTGCTGCAACCAATGGCGCTCGAACAAGGGCGTAGAGGAGGTCCTGGCCATTGCCCGAGGCGACCGCTCGCGCACCGTCGCTGGCGCAACGTCGCGGGAATGGTAGCCGGAGGGTGGGGGCACTCCCTCCCCCATGGCGTCAGGCCACCCCCGCCGGCATAGGGCCAATTTACACACAAGGAGTTTTCAAATGGGCCTGATGGCGAACGCGACGGGCGGATACGTGCTGCTGGACGGACTGAAAGCGCTCGCGGACAGGTTGGCGAGCGAGATCGACTGCTGCGACGACCCGAAGCTGGTCCCGCAGCTCGCGCGGCAGTACCGCGAGACGATGGTGAAGATAGACGAGCTGGAGGGCGGCGAGGATGCGGAGGACGAGGTCGCTGCCATCATCGTACGCAACAGGCAACCAAGTGCCGACCAGCATGGTGGTGCCTGAGTTCGACACCAACGACGTCCTCGACACGCTCGACCTGCTCTCCGAGGCGGGGTTCGAGTGCCTCGACTGGCAGGCGCTGCTGCTCGAGGCGTGGATGGGCGTACAGCCTGACGGCCGGTGGTCGGCCCCCATTGCGGGCAACGAGACCAGCCGCCAACAGGGCAAGACGCGATGCATCCAGGGGCGCAGCGCCTCCGAGATGCTGTTCTACGACGGAACCGTGATATACACCGCACAGCTCCAGAAGACGTCCACCGAGACGTTCGAGGAGATGGCGCAGCTCATGGACACCAAGGCGCTGCGCAAGTTCCTCGCGCCCAACGGCATACGCACCGCGCTGGGCCGCGAGGAGATACGGCTCAAGAGCGGCGCCAAGATGAAGTTCCTCGCGCGCACGCGCAACGGGGGCAACGGCCAGCACGGCTCGCTGCTCATCTTCGACGAGGCGCAGTACCTAGAGCCGCAGGCGCAGGGCAGCTTCCTCGCCGCCATATCCGCGTGCAGGACGCGCCGCGGGCCGCAGACCATCTACAACGGCAACGCCCCCGAGGACGGCGACTACGCTCTCGTGTTCGAGCGAATCAGGAACGACGCGCTGGCCGGCAACACCAAGCGCACGGCGTGGACGGAGTGGTCAATCGGCTGCACGAAGGAGTTGCCCGACGTGACCGACCGCGAGACGTGGGTGCGCGTGAATCCCTCGTGGGGCGTGCTGCTGCACCCCGACACCGTCGAGGCGGAGTTCGAGAGCGAGGAGCCCGTCCAGTTCGCGCATCAGCGGCTCGGCTGGTTCCGCGAGCGCGCGAGCGCCGACAGGCTGTTCTCACAGGAGGAGTGGACGTCCACGGAGGTCGCCGACGCGCCCGAGACGTGGGGCAGGCTCGCATACGGCGTGAGGTTCACCGCGGACGGGCGCTTCGTGGCGCTCTCCGTCTGCGTCCTTGTCGGCGAGTCGGCGCACGTCGAGTTCGTCCGCGAGGAGCAGATGGCGCTCGGCATCGGGTGGCTCGTGGACTGGCTGTCCGACGCGCGGCGCGTCTCGCAGGCCGCCGCGATCGGGATAGACGGCAAGGCCGACGCGATAGACCTGCACCAGCGGCTCGTGGCCGCGGGGGTGCCGAAGGCGGCGCTCATGGTGGCCACGCCCGCGAACGCGATATCCGCCGCCGCCATGACGCTCAACGCCATACGCGACGGCATGCTCACGCACGTGAAGGACGAATCCCTCGAGGTGTCGGTGCTCGGCGCGACGAGGAGGCAGATAGGCAAGGACGGCTTCGGCTTCGGCGGCGAGTTCCCCGAGCGGCTGGAGTCCTGCGCGCTCGCGCTGTGGGCGGCGCGAACGACCAAGCGAGACCCGAGCAGAAGGGGGCGGGCGGGATGCTGACCCAACCTGACACATGGAGGACCATCGCCTCGAGCGTGGACCTCGACGGCATCGCGGACGCGGACGGCGCGACCGACGCCGCGCGCGAGGCCGTGGCCGCGCTGCGCGATGAGTACATGTCGCACGCCGACCACAACGCGATGCTGCGCGAGTACTACGACGGGAACGTCAAGGCGTCCGACTACGGCGTGACGGCCGACATCCCGAACGACCAGACGTGCCACTGGCCCGCGAAGGCGGTGGACGCCCTGGCGGACCGCATATCGCTGCGCTCGCTCACCGTGCCCGACGGCGACCAGGAGTCGCTGGACACGGTCGTCGCGTACAACGACCTCATATCCAACTACAACCGTCACGTCTCGACCAAGCTGCTATACGGCTGCATGGCCGCGACGGTGACGATGGACGAGCGCAGGCGCGCCCGCGTGAGGTTTCACTCGGCCGAGACGTTCACCGCCCTGCCGAGCCCGGACTTCACGGACGGCGTGGTGGCGGCGGGTCTCGCCATCGCGCGCCGCGAGCGCACCGAGTGGAGCGACGGGCTGCTCGTCCCCACGCTCGTCCACCTGCACCTCCCCGGCAACGTCGGCGAGTTCAGGCAGGTGGCCGCGGGCAGGTGGGAGTACTCGGACGGCCCGACGCGCGAGGAGCTGCCGACGCTCTACGTGTTCAGCCACGAGGGCAAGGGGACGCTCGCGCCGTTCGGGCGCACGCGCATAACGCGCTTCGTGCGCACGCTCACGCAGGACGCCGTGCGGTGCCTGTGGCACATGCAGGTGTCGGGCGCGTTCTACTCCATGGCCAAGCTCTACATGACGGGCCTCACCAACGAGCAGTTCGACGCGGTGATGGAGAACAAGAGCAAGTACCAGCTGTCGCGTCTACTCGCCCTCACCACGGGCGAGGAGGGCAACAACCCCAACGTCGGGCAGCTGAGCGGCAACTCGCCGCAGCCGTTCATCGACGAGCTGCGGGCGCTCGCGTGCCAGTTCAGCGGGGCCACGGGCGTGCCGCTCAACAGCCTGGGCATCGTCCAGGACAACCCGAGCAGCGCAGAGGCCATCCAGGCGGCGCGGGAGGACATATGCCTCATCGCCGACCAGGACATCGAGTCGGACGGCCCCGTGCTGCGCAGCGTG